ATGGCACTAACTGGATACCCCGGAATAGGGACTGGTTATAGACCGCTTTTAGACTTCAATCGTTCAAGAGGGTCTACAGTTGGGTCGATGACCAAAGTTGAAAGTGGAGATAATTTAGGTTCAATTGTTTTTCGTGGCTCAGACGGTACCAGTTTTCAAGACTCCGCAATGATTTCTAGCGAAGTAGATGGGGCTACTGGAAGTAGTGATATGCCCGGACGATTGACTTTTTGGACTGTTCCAGATGGTTCTACTTCTGTTACAGAGCGTATGCGTATCGACTCCAGCGGTAATGTGGCTATCGCCAAAACAACGACTGCCCTAGCAACACTAGATGTAAAAGGTTCAATTAGTCCAACAGAAGCACCAAGCACTGCTTGGGGTCTTCAATTTGCACCAAGTACAAGTTCTGGAACTTATGTAACTTTAACAAACGATGCTACTTATGATTTGGCAACAGGTTCTGGAAAAGTATGGATTTATGAAGATGCGGGCAATGGAATTATGGAAGGCATTGCGTACTATGGAATAACTGCAATACAAATAAATCCTGATTCGCTTTATACAATTACGGCTGATACAGCCAATAAAATAAACTTCTACTATATTTCTAGCCCTGGAAAATATAGGATTCAAAATAAAACGGGTGGAACTGTAAATCTTTGGGTTTCTACCATTGGTCTAAGAGCGGTAACATAAGGAACTAAAATGGCTATTACATTTGAATTTCAGAAAATTGAATCAACAGCAAGCCCCTTATATGTGGCTAAAGCAATTGATGAAAACGATAACACTTTGATGACATGGCATATTGCTTGCGAAAACGAGGAGCAACTGGGGTCTGTTGCCAAAGAAGCGTATGAACTATCACAGGTTCGTACTGTTTATTAATTAAATCAGGCAATAATTTCCCATGCTTAAATCCAAAACCCTCTGGTTTGCAGTAATCATCGCCATTTTATCTGTACTGCAAGGCTTCATATTCCAACTGCCACTCACCCCTCTCTGGCAGGCTGTGGTCGGATGCGTGATTGCGGTGATAGTCGTGATTCTGCGGTTTATGACCGTGATGCCTTTAACGGAGAAATAAATGGAAGTTACACTAAAGCTCACCGTAGAAGAAGTAAACGGCATCCTGCAAACCTTGGGTGCTTTACCCACATCATCTGGGGCATGGCCTTTAGTGGTCAAGATTAAGCAGCAGGCAGAAGAACAGTTGCCTAAGAAAGAAGACCCAGACTTGGAGGCTAAGTAATGAGTACAGTAAAAGTAACCAACATTCAACACGGATCTGCTACCAACGTAGCGATGGTGCTTGATAGTGCTGGTACGGTTAAGGCTTACTCCACTATCGGTGTAGGCAACACAACCCCTGCGACAAGCGGTGCTGGTATTACTTTTCCTGCCACGGCATCTGCGTCTAGCGATGCTAATACCCTCGATGATTATGAGGAAGGGACTTGGACACCAATTATTGGTGGAAATGGCGGGCAATCTGGACAATCTTATACTCTTCAAGTGGGAACCTATGTAAAAGTTGGAAAAATAGTAGTTGCATCTTTTCGGGCTACATTAAGTAATAAAGGAACTATATCTGGGGCTTATGTGCAAATTAAAGGTTTGCCATTTACTATACAAACAACAGAAATTCAAAGTGGCTGCCCATTATATTTTGTAAGTCTTGCAACTAATTGGATTACACTAAATTTACAAACGGAAGAAAATACTACTAATGCATATGTTTGGGGAATGACTGCGGCTGGTGTCTCAAGAACATATCCAGCAGAATCCGATATAGGAAATTCAACCCAACTTGCTGGCATTCTTGTTTATCAATCAACCTAGTTATCTACACCGGATTAGTGTAGACGGACTTTAACTAAAAGGAGTAGTAAACATGGCAATAACTAAGCAAACAGTAGTAGACCAAATTACCGTGACTGAGAAGGGCATCGTGCTCTATCGTGAGGCAACAAGAGTTGTAGAAGATGGCAAGGAGATTGCTAAGACATTTCACCGCACATCTCTTACACCAGGACAGGACTTAACAGGCCAGCCAGCCAGTGTCGTAGCTATCTGCAATACGGCTTGGACACCAGAGGTTATTGCAGCTTATCAGGCTTTACAAATTTTATAGGAACTTTGCTTTGAATGCAATGTGGCAGATGTGGCAGCAGCGGTATCCTAAAGAACTTTGTAGCACCATAGTAGAGCAGGCAAAACAGATAGAACCGCAGGATGCAATAATAGGTTTCCAAGGCTCTAACGTAGACACCAAGATTCGTAGAAGCAAGGTTAGGTGGATCACTAGAGACAATAAAGACCTTGGTTGGTTGTACCACGAACTAACTAATTTGTTTCATGTTGCTAATCATAATGCTTTTGGATCTGAGTTGTGGCACTTAAACGAGATTCAGTTTACAGAGTACAACGAAGAAGACCAAGGTTATTATAATTGGCATAATGATGTAAACTGGGATGATGGTAGACAAGTACACAGGAAGTTATCTCTGGTGTGCCAACTGTCTAGCCCAGAAGAGTATGAAGGTGGGGAGTTTGAGATGCAGCCGTTACATCTTGGTAGCCCCAAACAAGAACACCTGAGAACACAAGGAACTGCTTTAGTGTTTCCCTCCTTTATAGTTCATAAGGTAAACCCCGTAACCAAAGGAACCAGGCACTCACTGGTAGCCTGGATGGAAGGACCAAAGTGGAGATAGTGATGTCATCAGTAGACCAAGTCAAAGGCCAACTAGACACCCATGAAGCAGTCTGCGCTGAACGCTACGCAGGCATCAACGCTAGGCTAAAGAGATTAGAACAGATCCTGCTAGGCACTACTGGCTTTATCGTAGTTCTATTACTCAGCTTAGTTCTTAAAATAGGTTAATATGAGCAGAAAAGTCTCCGCAGTTACAACTAAGAGCACTACCACTAAAGAAACTATTCTTACGGTTCCTACTAAGAATACTGGTCTTTGGCAGTTAATGTACATCATTAGTCTTACTGGTAACGATACTCCGAAGGTCTACTGGTATGACTCTTCTACTAACACTGAGTACTTTATTGTTGGTGGTAAGAACTTAGGCGCTGGTGAGTTTATTATATTAGACGGTAACACAGAGGTAGTACTACAAGCTGGTGATGAGATTCGAGTAGAAAACTCGGGTACTCAGACAGTAACCTACATAGCAACTGTAGAGTTCATGCCTGAGATGGCAGTTCAGTTCCAATTCTAAAGGAGAATAGTATGCCAATGGTAGACGGAAAGAAATACCCTTACACTAAGAAGGGCAAACAAGAGGCAGCTTCGGCTAAGATCAGCAAACTTCGTAAAGAAGGTATGCCACAGAAGCAAGCGGTTGCAGTTGGCCTAGCCATGACAGGAATGTCTAAGAAGAAGAAAGCAAAGAAATGAAGCCCGGACTCTATGCCAACATCAATGCCAAGCGTAAACGGATAGCGGCGGGATCTGGTGAGAAGATGCGTAAAGTAGGCTCTAAAGGTGCTCCTACGGCTAAAGCCTTCAAAGAGTCTGTAAAGACAGCGAAGAAACCTAAAACAAAATCATCCTACTAGGAGTCACTATGAAGACCAACAAGAAGCCACCATTTAAACCTTGCCCCGGATGCCCAACACCAGCAAAGTGCAAAGCTGCTGGTAAATGCCTTAAAAAAGGCAAGTAATGGTAAAGAAAGTATATCAGAACCCAGAAGGTGGCTTAAACGCCAAAGGCAGGGCATACTTTAAGAACAAGGAAGGCGCTAACCTGAAGCCTCCCGTATCTGCTAAGGAGGCTGCAAAGTCTCCTAAGAAGGCTGCTCGTAGGAAGTCTTTCTGTGCCCGTATGAGTGGTGTTCCTGGCCCTATGAAGGACTCCAAAGGCAGACCAACAAGGAAAGCTTTAGCACTAAAGAAATGGGATTGCTAAATGGCAAACAAAACTTACTTAGAACTTGTCAATGAAACCTTGGTTCGCTTGCGTGAGCCAGAGGTTACTGCCGTTACTGACAATGCCTATTCTAAACTTATTGGTAGGTTCATCAACGATGCTAAACGGCAGGTTGAAGATTCCTATACTTGGAATGCCCTGTCAGAGACACTGACTGTTAGCACCTCTGCTAACCTGTTTAACTATGTATTAACTGGTATTGGTCAGCGGTTTAAGGTCATCGATGTTATTAACTCACAGTCTGACTGGTTCTTAAACTATGAGACAACTAGGAAGATGGATGAACTGTTCTTAAACAGCGGAACAGTCTTAGTAGGTGCTCCTGATCGTTATAACTTTAACGGCGTAGACTCCAATGGAGATACACAGGTAGACCTCTATCCCATCCCTGATGGTGTCTATGACATCTACTTTAACGTCATCAAGCCACAGGCAGAATTTACCGCTGCTTCTACACAGATCAAGGTTCCTTCAGAGCCTGTGATCTTCCTAGCCTACGCCAAGGCCTTGAATGAGCGTGGTGAGGACAATGGCCTCAATAGTGCCGAGGCTTATGAACTCTATCGCCAGTCTCTGTCAGACCACATAGCTGCTGAGGCTAACCGCTATCCTGAAGAACTCATCTGGGGTTCGATTTAATGAAAAGAATACAGACCGCTACTATTGCTGCTCCAGGCTTTCTAGGCCTAAACACGCAAGAAAGCAGTATTCAGTTGTCTTCAGGCTATGCTCTGAAGGCACAGAACTGTGTTATTGATAGGTATGGTCGTATTGGTGCAAGGCGTGGCTGGACTACTGTAAACTCAGCAGTCAACACAGACTTAGGTGCTGCTAACCCTGTAGAGTTTATATTTGAGATGATTGACGTTGGTGGAAACCAGACCATCAGTGCCGGTAACAATAAACTGTTTACTGGCACCACAACCATGACCACCAAGACTGTCAGAACACAGGCCAATACTGCTGATGTGTCTTACACGATAACAGGCAATAACTGGCAAGCTGCGGCTCTGCCCTATGGTGACGGTGCTGACGCTATCTCCCATGCCTACATGGTACAGACAGGACACCCTGTACTGGTCTTCCACAATCTACCTACTCCGGGCACTGGTGCTACCTTCTCTGTGGCTACGATTAGTGGTGGTGGCGGTACTGGTCCAATAGCGACTGTAACTGTCACTACTGCTGGTTCTGGCTACAATGTAGGCGATATATTGACCTTAGCAGGCGGTTCTGGCACTGGTGCTAAGCTGACTGTAGCAACCCTGAGTGGTACTGGTGTAGCCACTGTAACTGTCTCTACAGCCGGTACAGGCTATACAGTTGGTAACTCTTTGACCAGCACAGTGACCACTATTGCCAATCCGCACTCACATTCTGGCTCCTTTGGCTTTCAGCAGTTAGGTGACATTGGTACGTTGCCAACAGGCTACTCTATAGCAGACTTTAAGCCCAACTGTGCTTTAGCTGCCTATGGTCGTATCTGGATGGCAGACCTTGTCGGTGATAGGCAGACTGTGTACTTTAGCAGGCTCTTGGACGGCTCTGACTTCCAAGGCGGCGATTCAGGCTCTTTGTCGATCAACTCTGTGTTCCCTAATAATGACCAGATTATCGCTCTAGCGGCTCATAACGGCTTCCTAATCATATTTGGTAGGAACAACATTGCTATCTACAGCAACCCCATAGATGTCACTTCCTTGGCCTTGGCAGACTTTATCCCTAATGTGGGCTGTATTGCTAGGGACTCTGTGCAGAATACCGGCACAGACATTGTCTTCTTGTCTGACTCTGGTGTGCGTAGTCTACAGCGGGTCATCCAAGAGAAGTCCCTGCCTATGCGGGATATGTCCAAGAACGTCCGTGATGATCTCATCGCTGCT